TTCAAATCCTCGCATGACCGATCCTTCGCTTTTCCATTCATCACCTAACATCTTATCAGGAACTACGCAATCAATATAATCTAATATTATCATATCAATTTTAGTTCCTTCGGCAATCATCTTTCTTACTTGATTTTTAATTTGATTCATAGTTACAGTATCTGAAGCTAACTTTTTCATTATCAACTTATTTTTTCTTGTTGATTGAATGTGTTTAACTTTTTCCATAACTTCCGATTTGTTTTCAGATAAATCATCAGGATGAATACCGGTCCAAAGTGTAAAGTGTTTTCTTTGAATAATTTTTGGGTTGTCTTCAAAAAATATTTGAAGTACGTTATACCCTAAGTTAAATGCGTGATTTGCAATTTTGGTTGTAAACGTAGATTTACCAACTCCGGTAGGGGCTAAAATAACGCCAATCTCTCCTTTGGCTAATCCTCCTTTTAATAAATTATCAATACCGGGTACACCAATAGGAATTGGGTGTCTGTAATCATCGTCCAAAACCTCATCAAGGTTAAAAAATACATCACTTGTTCCTTTATCAACTTCACCAACTTGTAATGCTCCCCTAACCATTTCTTCTAACTTATCATAACTTTCAAAATCACCTTTGTCGATGATTGATTGTGCTTTAGTCATTACTTTTTGGAGCTCTTGCTGTTTGCAAAATTTTAAGGATTTTTCTTGAACAAACATGGACCCTTCGTCAGATACTTCTTTAACTTGCTTTAATGTATCTAAAACACTCTTTTGAGCCATAGCAGAGGTGATTTCTGACTTGGTTAGTTGTTCTAAGGTATCAAATGTCGGTGTATGCTCATAATTTGCGTAATATTCTTTAATCATTTGACAAATGATTCTAAAATATTGGTTGTCAAAATAATGAGGATCAATTACTTCAAGGATAGAATTAGAGAAATCTTTATATGTAATAATGTTATTTAATAATTGAATTTGAAAAGTATTTCCTAAGTATCCGAAGTTTTTTTTGTCTGACATATTGTGTAGAATTTAATGTGATTTACTAATAAATACTGTTAAGCGAATGAATAATTCAAGTAATTAAAAGATAAATTTTTCTCTGATAAAATGTCAGTTAGTTCTCTTAAAATGTTTTTTATGGATGGGCGTATATCCAGGGTATATCTTACCTTTGGTGGGTATAATTTCGCATCAATAATTCTATGACAAATTGTCTCATTTCCGACCTTTAAAATAATGTTAAATACTTCAGGTCCGTCTGTGTTTGATGTTTCTAATACGGTTGGGTCTTCTTCAATTTGAAATCTATTTTCTAACATATAGACCATACACTTGTTTCTTAATTTTGTTTGTAACTCTTCTGACAACTCTTTAATGTAGTCATATAATTCAATACTATTTTTAACTTTAGGGTTATATCCCTTAACATTAAAAAATCTTTGTACAACAAAATTATTGTTAAGTGTCATTAAGAATTCAACCTTTGTTACATCATTCTGCTCTTTCATAATTTACTTTTTTGTTTTAAAATTGTTTTTTTCTTTTCTTGTTAACTTTAAAAATGGTTTTAAAAAATATACCCACTGTTCGTCCCCTTTTGGTAGGTATTTAAATAATCCGTCTTCCATCATCATCCGAATTAAGTTTTTATATCCTCTTCCGTCAGGATCCAATGACTCAGAGTAATATGCTTCAACTAATTCTTTTCCTTCTTCACTTATTAAGGGTTGTGACAAATCTACGATTTTTTTATTTATTTCAAAAAACTCGTCACCAAAAATTCCCTCTTTTGTTTTTCCTGTGAGTAAATTTTTAAGAACAGTATTATCTTTTTGTTCTTTTAAAAGTTCTTCACCTTTTGATAAAATATCCGAAAAAGAAACTTCTTTTTCAAGTATCTCAGGAAATAATTTGATAAATGTCTTTTCTCCTAAATAATAAATTCCATCAATATTATCTGATTTATCGCCTGATAATATTTTAAATGTTTTAACATTGTAGTGAGGGATTTCTATTTCGTGTAGTTTAATCATATCACCCTTCTTATAGTACTTCTTTGTATTGGGTGAATAGATTGTCACATCTTCAGAGATAAGTTGTGTTAGGTCTCTATCTGCACTAAATATTGTTTTATACTCTCCTTTTGATATTTGACAATAGTAGGCGATTAAGTCATCCGCTTCAGAATTATCAAACTCAACTTGTCTAACAAACATTTCCTCTAAATATTGTTTAACTCGTTGTCTTTGATTGTAGAAGGATTCTTCTTTTAGTTGATTGTCTGATGGTTTTCGGTTGAGTTTGTATTTTGGGTAGATGATTCTTCTTTGGGACGAGCTAGTTTCACCATCCCAAAATACTACAACCTTATTGAAGTTAGATTCGTCAATGAACCTACGTAATGTATTTAAGAAATGCCAAATACCTCCTATGTGTTGTCCGTTGTTAAAGTAATCTTTAACTCCGTGAAATCCTATTTTTAATAAGTTGTTACCGTCAACTAATAAAGTTTTGGTCATTAATTTTTTATTACAAGGTTCTTACTCTACTTCTTCTTTTTCTGCTTTCAAATCAAAGTCACCATCAACTCCAATTATCTCTTTCCAATACTCGGCATAATCTTTTTTGTATTGTTCAATTGATGCCTTTTCTTCTGACGCCTCCTTACCCGGTAAAAACCCGTGTGGTGTCACAATAATTTTACCGTCTTCAAATCCAAGCCCATTAATGTGGTTTTTCATAACAGACACTTTTGTTCTTGATGCAAACTTAACTGTTCTCTTGTCTTTTGTTGCGGTAATCTTAGTTGTACCAGCACCTTTTTGGTTTCCAAATAAAAATACTAAAGATGAGTTTAACCAAATCGCTTCTCCACCTTTTGCTTTAATTTTTGGTTGACCAAATGGATTGTCAGGTAATTCTACCCATGGTTGGTTAACAATGATAAGGGTGTTTTCATATTTTGAATCCGCTTTACGTGATCCTGATATTCTTTGATTAATACCCATACCAATTTTGTCAGCCAATACAGATGCGTTGTGTTGTTTTCCACCTTTACCTTCGTAAGTCATTTTACAAGGAACTGAACCAACTGAATCCCACATAATACATAATGAATAATCTAAATCACCTTTTTCTTGTGCGTCTAACAAATCATTAATATAGTCTGTTATTTGTTCTATATAATCAAAGTTATTATTGAATATATAAAACCCGTCCCACTCTAATTCGCCTGTTTCAGTATCAACAACCTCCTCACATTCAAACCCCATAAGTTTAGCATGTTCAAAAGACCACTTCTGTTCTGTAATAATAAAAACAGGAAGTATTCCTTTCTTTTGTGCATCAACAGCAGTTTTTACTAAGGCGGTTGTTTTACCTGTATCTGAATGACCTAAAAACATATTTATGTGTCCCATAGCAGGACCTGGTAGTCCAACAGCATCTAAGAAAGGTTCACCAAGATCAAAAAACCTTTGTGGTTTATATTTTGCCGATGTTGAAAACTTTTTCTTTAATGAACTAAAATCATTCTTCTTTATTGCCATTTTTTTGTTCGTTTAATAATTTTAACATGTCTTCAGTTATTTCAAACTTGTCGTCTCTTTTTAAGTTGTATTTGTAAACTGTTTCCAACATTTCTAACTTGTCTTTTGCGTTTGTCATTTTTTCAACAAGTACATCCATTTCTTCTAAATGTTGTGGGTGTTCACCAATACCAACAGGGTTATTGAAATATACTAATAATGTTGCTTCTGCGTATGCCATCTCTGACCTATATTTCAAGGTCAGAGCTTCATACATTTTTTCTGATATCTTATTCATATTTTATTATGTTAGAAAGGTAATTCTTCTGATGGTTCTTCATCCGCTTGTGGGTCAACAATAGGTGTTTCTTCTTTAACACCTCCAAGTGAAATTTCCGCTTCTTCTCCGTAAACATATTTTTTAAGTTCACTACTCCAAATTGGTGTTTCTCCTACCGCAACTGCTTCTAAATATTCAACAGGTTTTTTAGAATAAACATCACTCCAAGTTAATTCATCTTTAACCCAACCATCCATGATTTCTTTATCTTCGTGTAATGGTGCAGGATCGTCATACATAATTGTTTGAACAACAGTATATTCTTTTCCTTGTGGTGTTTTTGCCTTTATCAACTCAATGATTAAGTCTCTACCTTTTTCAGCATCAGTAACATCACCTTTTGCTTTCCAAATAGGAAGAATTTTATCTAATACACCTTCTTGTTTGTAGTTATGTTTAAATCTCCAAAACTTAACTCCATCTTGTTCGTTATCTCTATCAATAACTTTAACAATGTAAAACAACCTTGATCTGTATTGTGAAGCTAATTCTTTATCTTCTTTTTTACCTGTAGAAATAAGTTCATTATAAACTTCGGTAAGTGGTGATCTTTCGTTGTCATTTTTATCAGGGTCATACAACTTAACCCATTGTCCGTTAACTTGAATTTCGTGATACCAAACTTCAACAAATGGTGAAGAACCATCTTTTGTTGGTAAAATTCTAATTCTTTTTTGTGCTGATTTCTCATTCTTTTGAAGAATTGCAGAGAAGTACTTCTTCATTCTGTCTTCTTGAGAAATGTTTGATTTTTGTGAACCTCCACTTGGTTGTGAGTTCTTTTCGTACTGAGCGAGTACCGCATCTAAAGCATTTGACATAATTTGTTTTTTAAAAATTTATACTCTTTTATCTGATTAAAATATAAGTATAAATCTAATAATGTCAAATAAAAAAGGTTCGGATAACCGAACCTTAATACTTATAATAAATTTCTATATTTTCTACGATAATTTTCATTCATGTTTTCTTCGTCATCGTAAATATTAAATGTTTTTTTAATCTCATTAGGTGAGAAGTTTTCTACCTCATCTGATGTTAAAACATATTCATTCTTACCTGTTTTTTCCATTTCTTGTTTTTTATCGTCAAAAAAATCAGTTAATTTTTGATTATATGGGTAAGAGTCTAAAGATCTTAACATAAGTTTTTCTTCTGGAGTTTTTTCTCTATATCTATCAAACTTAGTTTCTAAACTATCAATTTTATTTAAAATTTGGTCCATGTTTGCCAATTTAGATTGTAAATCGTCTAATTTTGCAATCATATCATCCATAAAAGTTTCTTGTTTATCTTTAATTTCTTGTTGTGTGGTAACTAAATCTGTGATATCGATTTCTTCTGTTTCTTCTTCTTCACCTTCTTTTTCTGTATCAACTTCTTCAACATCAGGATCTGTTTCAACATCAATTGGTTCAGGAATTTCAGTTCCTTCAGTTGTATCATCTGCCGGTGGCGCACCTGCAGCAGCATCACCTCCTGGTGGGGGTGGTGGTGGGGCAGCACCTGCATCATCTCCTGGCGGGGGTGGTGGTGGTGCTCCTGCTGCCGGATCTTGTTCATTAATAATATATTTATTAATTTCTCTGAATCTTGATATCTCTTCTAAAAGTTTTTTTTCTATTTTCATTTTAATTTTTTTTACCCATTCAATAATGTTTTAACACCGGTAGGTGTCTCAACTCTTAATGTTCTATTTGTTTTTAGAGTGTTATCAACCCTTTCTATAAGTCCGTCTTTCATTCTTATGGTATAACAGTCACCAGTATCTAAATCACAAACTTGTTTGTGATTCGCATCTATTTGTTTTTCAGAAACTCTTGTATCTTTTTTCAAATAGTCATCTAATAAATTTTTAACATTATTCATAATTGTTTTTTTTATATAAATATATCGTTATGGAAAAAACGTCTTATGTGCGTTTTCAAATATTGTCATGTATAAATTATAAGTTTCATAAAGGTTAGTATTTTCAGGTTTAACCTTTTCATCAAATCTTGTTTTAAAATCTTCATATGTTTTTGGTGATTCAGGATAATACCCAATACCTCCACCAAGTTTTACATATCTATTTTGATCCCAAAATAAAGTAAATATTGTATAAGCCTCCGCGTATTTTTTAGCCGTTTCTGTTTGTGTACTCTTATCTTTTAATTTTTTAATTATCGGTAAGAAGGTATTTACAGATTCATTATAAAATAATAACGACTCATCTATTGAGTTGAATGTAAACCAAGGATAGGGTTGTCCTTGATTTTTTTGATCGGCGGTTCCACAAAATTGACTTTTAACAACTGTCATTTTTGCCCCATTATACTCAGTGGTTCCGGGTATATTATATAAATTATAGTTAGGTGTAGAAATAATTGTTGAGTTGGTAATGTTTAATGGTTTAGTTTTAACAATACCATAATAAAGTGGTTTTAATTCCCCGTCTATATTATAAGCATTAATTCTATCCTTCAATTCTGACTCAGTTGTTTGTTTTATTGATACATCAACAAAAGGTAAATCAGGATATTTTGTAACTTTTTTACATGTGTTTTGGTCTCCTTCAACTGTTCCAACATTTTTATCGGCAGTGTTATTTGTTGTAACAACAGGGTTTTCTGTTATTTTTTTATTTTTAATTATTAAATCTTTGTAATAATTTAAATAATCTTTATTAACAGAATCTAATAAACTATTAGGATCAGGTAGGTTATAAAGAGGCATTCTAACGCCTTTAAATGATGTATCAAATTTACCTGCACTTATGCTGTGATTGACTTCCATAATCCAATAAGGACCATAAAAAAGTGGTACGTGTCTAAGATTAAAATACATAGTTGGTTGTATCATAGCATTACCCATGGTTTCTACTGTTGTAGTATACGACCTTGTTTTGTAAATACTATATAACGAAACGGTTTGTTGAGCAACTGAATTACCCGCACCTTGGTTACCTAATTCCGTTATTAGTCTATTTGATTCTGCCGTGTTTTTCTTTTCTGACATATCTAAAGCAACACCTTTGAAGAAACTTTGGTTTTGAATACCGTAATCCACAGCAAAAGCAACCACTTTATTATTTTTAGAAAAGTCAGTATCTGAATTATATGAGGTTCTTAATGGGTTATCATATTTTCTCATATCAAAAGCATCGTCTCTATATCTTTTAAATGATGTTTCTCCTCCTAAATGTTCTGATGGCTTACCAACATAAACACATAAAAATTTAGGTTTTGCATCCATATAATCAACATCCAAATAAGTACCAAACATTGATCCTGGTATTTCAGTAGGTATTGGTTGGCCTTTTAGTACTGCCTCTTGTAACCCATAAAAATTTACATAAGCAGGCATTGCGAAAAATAAAAATCTATTTTTTTCTAATACCGCACTTATTAGTTGTAAGTAACTTTTATTTGAATCTTCAAGTAATGTTGGTAGTTCGTCAATAGAGATTGTAAATTTATTACCAATGTCTCTATTTGCTTTATCAAAAAATAAAAAGTCTTCAAAAATTGTTCTATTTGTAAAATCACTACCAGCAATCCACTTATCGTTAACATTTTTAAGTAGTGTATATTGATCTAACTTTACAACATTACCTGATGTTGTGCTATTAATTTTATTTGTTGTAACTTTTACATCGTCTAGATTACTATTCAAATATCTTATTGTTTCATTTAAAACATCTTCATTAAATGTTTTTTGTTCTGTTACATATGAGTTTATTTTAGAAACAAATTTTACACCATTAAAGGTTGGGTCCTTTAATTTTTCTTTTGCATATATTCTAATTAATGGATATAGTGCTTGTATGTTAGAAATAGAAAACTCAATATTATTATCAATAAAAAAATCGGTTATGGTTGACCCAGTGTTTGAATATTTTATTCCATCTTGTGTAAATTCTCCAACATACAATCTTAGTGCGTCCCATTCAGGTTCTTTATTTGCTATACTAGTTATTAAAGCGGATGGTCCTGTTAAGGAACCGCTACCTGGCAGTGTGGCTGTTGGTACATACGAAGTTGGTTTTATAAAATTAGTTGGTTTGAAATTAACATTTTCAGTAAAATAATTAAATGATTTTCTATCAAAATTTGATGGGTTACCCATTTTTAATACACAATCAAAATTTAAAAATTCAACCACATTTGCCATAAAATTTTTAGTTTGGGCCTCGGCCAATAATACACCATTTTGGGTATCGTCAGAAGTTAAAGTTACTGAATTTTTTGGTATTAAAAATAAAGATTTTATTTGTTCAAATAATCTTTTTTGTTTTACGTTTTTAACTTGTCCGGGAGCACTAGGTGTTGCGTTTGTTTTTTCATTTTCTAATATTAACTCAGATGCAATTGGTTTTGGGTTACAAAAACTTAAAAAATATTTTTCAAATTCATCTAGTATTTTAGGCTCAAACAAAGAAAATATCTCTTCAATATTTGAATAAGTTAAAGTGTTATTTTTTAAATCAAATGCGTTTTGTTTTTTTCCGTTTTGTGTGTCTATAGTTTTTATATATTCATTATAGTTTGGTTTTCTAATTAAGTTATTATTAAAATACCCAAAATTAGATAGTCCCCATAAACTTCTAATAGAACCGTTATGTACCGATTTATTATTAAAAACTTCTTCTTTTATTTTATCTAAATTATTAAAACATTCAAAAACAGATTGATTGAATTTTAATCCTCCCATACTTGGTACTAATAAAATATTATCATTATCTCCGTTTGGTTTTTCAAAATACTGGTGATAATTTTTTATTGTTATTTGTCTATTTAAGTTTGATGTGTCGAATCCAGGTGCAAAAAATTTATTAAAAGAACTTATAACCTTAAACCCATTATTTGTAGTTTCATTTACGAAATTGTTAACACTTGGGTTTTGCAAAATAGATAAATCTTTGTCGTAAAAAAATCTAAATATATCGTTTATAACTTTTAAATAAAATCCTGTACTTACAATATCATTATTATTGTTAGTGTTTGGTACAACGGTGGATGACTGTAACACAATATCTCCAACCCAAGATCCTGAATATGTCGTTGTTGCAGCAGAATTTATTGGGTCATAATTAGTTAAATAATCAAAGTCTTTCCATATACCATCTAATATATCAACATTATTATTAATGTATGTTTTGTATCTATGCCAAATTGCGCCATATTTTAAAACCCAAGAATATGGTAATCTATGTAACGATGAAAATTTATTTAAAGTAGCACTTAAATAATCTAAATCAATCGGGTCTTGTCCGTTTTCTGTTTGTTTTATTTTTTCTTTTGTTGTAATTAAAGGTAATGAATTTAAATATAAGTAACCTAAACCAACATAAGGGTTTTTATTATTTTGATTTTTAGATAATTCAACACCTTTTAAAATAGCGTTTATAAAGTATGGTGTATTTAATAAAGATGTTGTTTGGATTTTACTACTAACATTACCAGAATATTCATTCCCGTAGTCTATAAACGACTCTGTAAAATATTGATCTTTTTGTTTTCTATTATCGTAAAAAGTTTTTAAAGTTTCTCTTGAGTTTACAGGAGTATTAGAAGATATATCAGTAATATACTGTTGGGTATAATTTTGAAATCCGTATTTATTTACAAAAACATTTATATTTGTTTTAGATTCTGTTTCATTTAATCTTGCTAAAGTTTTCTTTTCATCTAAATAAATGTAAGTTTGTGTTTTATAAAAATCTTCAATATTTGTTAAAGATTGTCCATCTTGTAAATTATTTTTTAACCATGTTATGTCGGTAAAAGGATAAGTGTCTAAAAAATATTCTTTAGATGAGTTAGCACTATTAAGATATTCTTTTAATTTTTCAACTAACGGTATATTACCTCCCACGGCAATTGATATTCCTTCGATTGAGTCTACACTATATATTTTATTGTACGGATTTAAAAAATAATTTTTAATATAATCAGTAACATAATCAGAATTTGTTAATAGTGTCCAATTTGTTCCGGTACCATTATTTGATATTTTTTTTAAATAATCTAAATAGGTGGTATAACCTAATTTAAAGTTTTTAAGGATGTTTGTTAGTGTTGGGTTAGGGTTGTCTTTTAAACTTAAAACTATATTTTCGGCATCTATATTAGATACCACTTTATCTATTTGACTTTTTTTATAATCTCCTCTATTAATATTTGCGTAGTGTGTTGATAAATAAGCCCTTTCAAATAGTTCATATAAGAAACTGACTTCTGTTTTTGTTCCGTATGGTTGGTTGTTTAATGGGAACTCAACGGCAGAAACTGACATGTAGTTAGTTTCTGTTTTTGGGTTATTTCCGTTTTGTGGTTCAGTTGGTGTATTTTTTTGTAATGCCGCAGTAATGAATTCTTCAGTAAAGGCAATTTCAGGCCAAATACTATAATTATATCCCTTTGTTGAACTTAATGAATTAGCATCTCCAGGATATTTTATAACATATAAATCGGACCCATCTTGTTGTGATTCTTTTTCATAGTATTGTGGCCATGGGTAAACGGTGTTTTCATTATTTAAAGCGAAAGAACCATTAACCAAATCTAAAGAATCTACCCCAACATTATTTTTAGGCGACAAAATAGCATTCAATCTTGCTGGGTTTTTTCTTTGGGACCAAGCATTAGTGTGAACATCATCTAACATTCTATAAAAAGCATCAAGACCAGCAAATAAAACTGCAAATACATTTCTAATGGTTGGTTCAAACCCTAAACCATCTTTAGAGTCCACCACCATATTAGCCAATTCTTCAGTTAATGCCTGTTCAATTTCTTTTGATTTATCATCCGTAATCTTTTTCATTTTTTGTAATTTAAATAAAAATGAGTTAGATGAATATTCGTTAACTAAATTTGGTATCTCCCCAAATGAAAAATAAATTGGGCTTGATTGGATTTCATTTCCGTTACTATCTAAAATTTTTTGAGTTGGGTTATTAAAGCTTTTAAAATCTGTTATATATTTTTTTAATTCGGTATCATTTGGTGTTGTTCCTATATTTAATTCGTATGATTGTCTAAACTCTTCGTTTGATATTGAATTATAGTCAACTGTCTTTTCTAAGTCTTGGTACTTTATTGTAATTGTAATTTCTCCTGGTTGTTCATTTTTTTTACCGGGTAATTTATATTTTTTATTTTCACCAAAACTATTATTTTTTTTAAGTAGATCGATATATGATTCTAAATTTGCCTTTAAATTTTTCTTTGTTTCCTCTCTTTTTTCAAAACTTAAATCTTCTTTAAATGGATAATGTATTGATCCATTAATTACTAATCTTTCAGTTGTGTCTAAAAAGTCTTGGATTGAGTTTATATAAATTGATTTTTCAATATTAATTAAAGTATTTTGAAAGTCATTAACATCATTGACTACATTAAAATCTCCTTTTTTTATTTTTTCTTGTATATTTGCTTCATAGTTAGTTGCCCTATAAATGAAAGTTTCTAATGTCATTCGTGGGAAGTTTTTAGGTATGAGACCCTTACTTTCATAAATAGAATAAACCTCTCTTAATTTTTGTAAACCAATAGTATCGTTTTCAACTTTTAATTGTGTTTTATCATTTCCCGTACTATTACTATTAGTGTTATTTTTTTGTGTTGTTACTTTAGTGGTAAACATTTTTGGTGAATTTTTACCAAAAGATAATATACTATCAGCTAATATAGCACTATTTCTACCCATAAACTTTAAACTTATTTCAAAGTTTCCTTGTCCTGAATCAAACCTAGCGTTAAAACTTAAAAGAGTTAATTGATATCTAATGGCTTTTCCGTACCATCCTTTAAGTGTTAAATAGAATGTTGGGTAAGGTAAATTAAAAAAAACAGAATATACTGAGTTTTCCCCTTGTTCAAATAGTGTTCTACCTCTTACATCAACTAATTTCATGTCAACAGATGGTATACCAATTGATGATATTTTTACCGTTATGTCTTTTATACCTAAAGTTTGTGTGTCTTCATAGTTTAAAACTTTTCTATTGAATTTTAAATTACCGTCTTTTGTTGTTGTATATTCTGCGTTTTGATTTATACTTTTTCCCTGTCTAGAACCTCTTCCTGTAAAATCGTCTGACCAACTTGTGTCAAATGCAGTTTTACCTTTTGGTTTTAAAAAATTAATTTGTAAGTCCTCATCGCCTGAAGATAAAGATGCTATTGATGTATTATTAACGGGGTTGTCAAAATTGTCACCAATAGCCAGTTTAGTTCTTGGGATTATTTTTGTTTCAAGATTGGCATACATAACAAGATTTTCTTGTTGAATAAACCTATCTTTAATTTCACCAGAACTAGTTTGAACCTTATTTGGATCAATTAAAATAATATTATCATAATCAGCCTCAACTAAAATTTTGTTTTCCTGATTATATATCTGTCTAAATTTTGAAGGATCATTAACGGCCATAATAAAAAATATGTGTATCTATCGCACTTTTGTAGTCTTTTAATGCATTTATTAATGGATATGGTATTATTAATACAGCACCGTCAGGTATATTTGTTTCTAATCCACCATAATTAGGGTTTGCTGCAAGTATTAACCAACCAAAATAAGGTGTATTATATTTTTCTAAACTTATCTTATCAAGTCTAGATTTATTTTTCATATAGATATATCTTTGATCACTAGTTCTAACGCCAATATCAACATAAGGGACTACGGTTTGTTGACCATTAATTAAAAATTTTTGGTACCTATCAAAATATTGCATATTAATTAAAATTTTTCTTTAAGTTATATTTATTGTCTGTCGAATTTTTTGTTAAGTTTTTTAAATTTTGAACATCTGTGTCGTTTGCCGGTATTTGTTTTGAAAAATCTAAAATTCTTGTTTTACTATCATTATATGGTCTGTATGTTGGTGTGTATTTATTTAATACGTTATTTGAAAAATCAGTAAATCTTTTATCTATTATTTCTTTTTGTTTTTTGTAAATGTTGTAAATTCCAGTATCTTTTGTTGATTGGTTTGTTGTTGGGTTCCAAGATAAATTAGTGGCTAAATAATTCTTCCATGCAATTTTATCTTGATTATTGTTTATAACACTAACAACATCATCTAAAAAAGAATTTATATTATTTATTACATCATAACCAAAAACCATATTAAATCTATTTTCCGCAGCGGTTAGGTTACTACCGATTTCTAAATTAAAAATAAAATTATCTTGGTATTGTTTTTCATTAGTTGTTGTGATTATTTCATATGTTTCTAAATTTGAAATAAAGTCTTTTAAATCATTACCAACAATTAATAAATCACCTCTTAATTCTAATAGAGTATTAACGTAAGATGTGTTTGACACATCAACGGGTGTGGTTCCGCTTGTCGAATAAATTACCGCATTACCTTTTGAGTTTATAAATCCGTCTTTACCATCTGCAACAAAATTTATCTTATCAACTAAATTTATTAAGGATAATTCATTTTGTGCAATTGTATTATTACTATTATCAATATCCGTTAAATACTTACCTTTTCTTTCGTCTGCTAAGTTTTTTAATTTTCTTTTTATTTTATTTTTTTGTGTATTTGTAAATTGATCTTGTAAAGCAAATGCGGCCAATATTGGTGTTGTTTCGTCATCAATATCATCTTTAATTTTACTAAATAAAGAATCTATTTTATCTTGAAAATTTTTAGATTTACCATAAATTTTAACTAAATCGGCATTTGGGGCATTAATATTATTAAAAAACCCTTCTTGATAATCTCTTTCTTTATTCATTATTAACAAACCACCTAATAAATGTTTATCATTAACACCTTTTAAAGAATTAAATACATTTGTCGTGTATTGTGTTGTTAATGTAATTAATTCTTTCATTTTAGTTTGGTATGCGATAGTTCCTGTTTGATTACCGTCGGCGGTAGAATTACCTGTTTTTATATCACCAATTGTGTTACCTATTTCATTATCAATCTCATTTTGTGGTTCCGTTTTAGTATTAAGTTTTGCTTGTTCATAAAACTCAGCATCATATTTTTCTGTAACATCTTCAGTCACATCTGCTCGTTCATCATACATTTCTGTATTTGCATAGAAATTAAATGATAGTGCGTTTTGTAATTTTGATATTGGTGCCGCTAGCCCCATTCCACCAATAATTTTAAAACCTAAAGTAACTGTTGCACCCATTGGTTGTATTCCTATGCCTTCAGGGTTAATATCAAATAGCGGTGCTTTATCATATTTAATTGCTAAATTTTCAGGAACAATTTTACAATGATAAAAATCACCAACTCTTAAAACTAAAATAGGTGGTGATCCAAACGCACTATTAAATGCATCTTGATAACTAAGGGTTGCGGTTCCAGCAGCACTTTGTGTGACTGTAGGTATTGTGTCTCCTGGCCTAACACACTGCTGTAAAAATGTTAATCTAGAATTTAAACCTTCAGGTGTTAACGAGTGAAAAACCGGTTGAAAATGTTTGAATCTTTTTTTAAATGAATCAAATACAAAGGGATCCGCCTCTTTTAACATTTGAAAATAGTTACATTCTGTTAATAAATTTCTAATAAGTTTTTTAGCCAGACCTTGGTATATTGGTGTATCTTTTATTTCTGTAGGACTAAAAGTAAGGTTTTGTGGTGTAACATTTGTTTCTGCTGTTGCTGGTTGTGACTCAACTATTGGTTCTGCTGTTGGTGGTTTAGCCGCTGGTGTAATTACAATATCCGCAATTTTTGTTCTTCTACAAGCCATAGCTTGTATTGAATAATACCCTTCATCGTTTCCATTAACAAATTTTAATGAACAATCAATATCTTTAAGTTCAATATCTGATAAATTTTTTGGTTGGTCTCCTTGAGCATCTTCTTTTGTTATTATAAGTGTTTTACCTAAATAATCCTCAAGTTTTTTTTCACCAGGTTTACTTTTTAAAATGTATTGT